GCGGCATCCCAAGCGCGGGCGACGTGCTGGCATTTCTTTGGTGCGTCTCGCCAGAATACCAGCCGGGCGCACGGTTCAAAGCTTGGCGATTTGCGCGACGCAATCGCGGGATTGATTACTTCAAAGCACTTGCCGGCATTCAGGAATATCTTTCGCAAGCCTTTGGAGACGCGCCGGGGCGGAAAGATACCGGATTCACGCCAAGCTATTACAGCGGCACGGCGGCGGCGGTTGACTTGCTCGCGCATCAATACGGCTGGCATGAGAAAGACATTTTGCGAATGCCATACAAGCGCATCTTCCAATACGCCCGTTGCATTAAGTCGCGGCTTGTCGAAAAGCCGATTCACTTCAACCGCAGCGAGGAATTGATAGCGCGGTGGCAAGAGGAACAAGACAGGAAAGCCAGAGAGCTAGACGCAAACTAACATGGACGACATTAGCTTTAAGCTTGGCCTAGACGCGAAGGGGTTTCAGCGCGGTATCACCAGCCTGAAAGCCCAAATGAAAGACTTCTCGCGGGAGCAGGCGAGCGCGTTCAAGCAAGCTTTCAGCGTTGGCGCGGCGGTTGCGGCTCTTGGCGCACTGGGCGAGCGGATGCTTGCTTTGAAGCGACAGGCGGAAGACGTTGGCGCGAGCACGGATTTTCTGCAATCTCTGGAGCGTTTATCGGTAAAGTTTGGCGGGACTGCGGAAGATGCTGGCAATGCGATGGTCAAGCTTTCAGAGGCTATCGGCAAAGCGCGTTTGGAAGGCGGGCCGGCGGAGGAAAAGTTTACCGCGCTTGGCATTGCGTTGGAAGATGCGAACGGAAACGCGCTCAACACAGAGCAGGTATTCAAGGCCATTGCAACACGCTACAAGGAAACGACTGACGCCACGCAACGCGCCGCAATCGCTTTCGAGTTCTTTGGCAAGACGGGGCGGAACATCAATAACATTCTCGGCGAAGGCGCGGACGGGATTGATGCCTACACGCGAAGTATGCGCGACCTTTGGCTAGTTGCCGGCCCGTCCGAAGTCAACGCGCTTGCCGATGCGTGGACGAATCTGAAAAGCAATCTGTCGGGCATCGGAGCAAACATAATAGGCCGCGCTGCTACTGGAATGGGCTTTGCGTTTGCAACGCTTGGCGCAATGGCTGGTGGGGCCAATCAGCGTGACGCGCTCAACATTGCATCGGAGCAGGCAGGCATCACCGGGCAACAAACGGAAGCCGCGCAACGTGCGCTAGAGATAAGCCAGCGACAGGCTCAGGAATCCAAACGCATTGAAGAAATTGAGCAACGACGAGAAAAGCTTGCGCGTGAATCGGCGGCCGAGACGGATTCGGAGCGGTTGGCTTTTTTGAAAGGCGAGCTTCAAATTGCACGCGACTTAATGCAGGCCGAAACGGACAAGGTTAAGCGTGCTGAAAAGCGGCTTGAACTTGAACGCGCAGGAATCGAATTGCAGAAAGAACAGGCAAGGCAAGCTCAGGTTGCCGCCGAGTTTCAAATGTCCCAAATGGACGCGATGAACGAACTCATTGCACGCGGCAACCGCGCCGCGACAGCAAAGCAGGACCGCACCGCATTTAGCTTGGAAGAATTGGCGAACGCAAACTTGCGCGGAGTCAGTGACCCTGCCCTGCGTTCCGACGTGATGAAGGCAAAGCAAGTGCGCGAACTAGAAGCAAGAGCTGAGCGCGAGCGATTGTCCGGCAAGGTTGGCGGACTTGGCAGGGCGCAGTCATTGCTTGAACAAGCCGACGCATTGCGGGCTGGCATAAAGAATTTGCGTTCAGAGGAGCGCGAGATTCAGCAAACAAAAGACCTGAACCAAGTTGCCAAAGACATTCGTGAGTTCAATGAGCTTTCTAAGACAGGCTGGAAAATCAAGTTTGCGCCATGATTTACAATGACCTCCCAAACAATGGAGCGCAGACGCCGGTTGCGGTGGGCGCGAAACAATGGCGGCGTCCGTTTGACGACCTGACGGACGAGCTGGTTTTTACGCAGGAATATCGGCAGCAAACTGCCGAGTTCAAACCGGCCCGGCTTGATACGCCGCACGAAACCTTGCCCGACTTCTTTCTAGTTGAGGAAGGGCCACGGGAGGATATTGGCGGACTTCTCAAATGGACGCGCACGTATGCCCGCATTCCGCCCTCGCGTGCCGTGTATGAGTCATACTCTTGGACCGTGCCGGGTATCGGCAGCGAAGCCGTTTACGCAGACGTGAACATTTCCAGCAATAGCAGCGCGGCGGGCGTAACCACGTTGACGACCTCCTCTAGCTCAACTGCAACCGTGGGCGATTCTGTCCTGATTGATTACACATTTACGGACGGCGTGACTGGCACGCAATACGGGCGCAAGGTTTTGCGAACGTGCCTGAGCGGGACAAGCGGAACGACGGTGAAAGTGTCAGTCATTTCGGAGCCAGGCGGGACTGTAACCTACAACTCACTCCGCAAGGTCCAACCGGGCCGTGACCCAAAGACAGAGGAAGTCTGGAGCAAACTTCAAATGGACTATTTCCTTCCCGGCATAACCACTGGCGTTACCGCGCCGGAAGACATTCCCGTCATTTCCGCGCTTGAAATTTTCGACAATACCGGGCGGGAGACAACTAGCTTCACCGCTACCACGTCGCCAACACTTACGGCTTGGCGGTCAACGGTTGCGGCTGGCACATGGGTTGCAGTTGTCTCTTCCGTTCCGCGCCGTTGGCTTGGTAACATTTACGAGCGGGCCACGCGATACGTGCGGGCCAAATGAGCTATGCCGCTGCCAATCACAACGCCTCTGCCGATTGTCAAAGAGGATGAGCCGGCATGGATTCTTTCGGCTGAACTGGCCAACTTGCTCGCCCGAAAGGTTGAAGCCTTTTCCAACATCCAAGCCGACGCGCCGCTGAAAATCACCAAGAGCGACGCGGGATTCAAAATCACCGTCGAGGAATGAAGCTTCCCAAATTCGAGGCCGGCCAGCTTGTAAGCGCGAAGCAATGGAACGCGATTGCGCGGGAGGTGAATCGTATTTGGGCGACGGAAACAGGGCCGGGATTGCGTTTGACCAAAAGCAAAAAATGGCGACTTACCCAAACGACGCGCTTGAATCCACCAACGCCAGAATGTGACGCGGGCGGGCTTAATGGTCCGGCTTATCGCGTGTTTGTTTGGCGCGGAGACAAATGGGATTACGGCAGCAACAACGAGCCGCTGGCCTTTTTCGTCGGCGGAAACTTTACGCAATGGGGCGCACAGTCAGCCGTCAGGATTGCCAAGTTTGTAGAGACAAGCGACTGCCTGCTAAACTCAATCGGCGTTGACCCTGAATGGCAGGCCTTAAATCAATTCGGCGGGCCGGTCTATTTCATTTCTACAACGAAAGACACAACGCCTTATCTGCTTGTCGGCACGCAATCGGGAGCACAACGAAATGCGACTGGCGGATATGATGTCGCGTGGCTCATTGATTGGGATTCTGGAGAACTCAAAAGCGGATTCACGCCAATAGCGGGGAGCAGTATCGGGCCGGGATTTTACGGGCAGGTAAACTCGCTTGTTGCCATTGAGAGTTACATAGTGGCCTGCCGGTTTACTGCGATTTATCAAAGGCACATTCCAAGCAATGGCGGAAGCGGCCTGATAGGAGCACCGGTAAACATTCACAATTTGGCAGGGGCTTCGGACAAGTTCTTTTTAAGTAGCCGCAATGTTCTTGGAGACCCGCCAGACCCGTTGACGCCAAACATATACGATGTTGAGCCGCGCTCATTGGCTTACCTGGAGCCGGGTTATACTGTTGAGTCTACATTTGACAGCAATGCAGGAGTCGGCGGAGCAACAGATTGCTTCACTCTCGTTTTAACTCCAAAAGAATCTTGGAATAATGCAGATTACGAAGACAAGATTTGCTGGGGCGTTCATTCCAAAGAGTTTACCGGGACGGCGTATTCGTGGGCTGGCACAACTTATGAATCATCAACTCCGGCTCCCACTAGCATTATAGTTCCAGTCCTAAAAAACGGAGAGCTTCACCCGCTTGTTTCAATAGCTAACGGACTTCTCGCCACATGGGGCGGGCGGGCAAATGTTTTTTGCTACTATGACGGCAGCCTGTGGTTTAGCGGTGACATGACTGGCGTTTCCGCGTTTGGAACCGAATTGATTCCATGCACGGCAAACAATTCTTTGATTCGTTGGGACGTTCAAACCAATAGCATTGACGTATTTACATTTAATGGAGCGGTCCACGATTGTCAGCATTTTCACGACGGCCAAATGATAGTTGTAGGGGCATTCACGCAATACGGAATGGATTCAACTCCATACATGGCGTTCATAAATCAAAGCGGGACGAATCTTGTTCAATTAGAGTGGCCTTAATTTCCTCCCCCCTTTTGAATGGCGCACGAAATTCCCTACGCCGAGCCGCTTTCCGTCACCGTTGGCGACTTGGTGACGTGGAAACGCACGCTTTCGGACTACCCCGCAACGACTTGGACGCTGACCTATGCGCTTACCAAGAGCAGCACGCAGATAACTATTACCGGGACGGCTTCCGGCACTGACCATTTGGTTAGCGTGGCCAAGGCTACAACGGCCAACTGGACGGCAGGGACATACGCAATCCAAGGCTACGTCACCAGCGGGAGCGAGCGGTATCAGGTTTTCAGCGGGACAATCACGCTGCTGCCCAACCTTGCCGCGCAGACGGGAGGTTATGACAACCGCTCGCACGCAAAGAAGGTTTTGGACGCGATTGAAACCGTGCTGGAATCGCGGGCCGGTAAGGAGGTGCTTTCTTGGAGCGGCTTGGAACAAAGCTTCTCACTCATCCCGACGGCTGACCTTATCACGATGCGGGACAAATACCGCGTCGAATACCAAGCCGAGCAGGCTGCCGACAACATCGCACGCGGACTTGGCAACAAGCGCAACGTCTTCACCCGCTTCACTCCCATTCGATGAAACTAGTTGAACGCATTGCCAGCCGTTTCGGATTTCAAAGGGTGAAGCCTATTGCCAGCAAGCGCACGTATGCCGCTGCTGCCGTCAACCGGCTGACGGAAGATTGGTCAACGATGCTTTCATCGGCTGACACAGAAGTCAACGGCGGGGCAAAAAAGCTTCGCGCCCGCGCACGCCAAATGGAGCGCGACAATCCTTTCGTCGAACGCTACCTCAAGCTTTTGGAAAACAACGTCCTCGGCGCGACGGGCATCGGCCTGCAAATGAAGGTGCGCGACCCTGACCGATACGAAGGCCAGAAGCTAGTCAAGGGCGGGTATGATGTGCTCGCAAATCGCACCATTGAAAACGGCTGGGAAGATTGGGGGCGCAAAGGAGTTTGTTGCACGGACGGCGTGACATCATGGGTTGGACTGCAAAAGCTTTGCCTGAGAAGCGCGGCGCGGGATGGCTCTTGCTATATCGTAAAGCACTACGGAAAAAACTGGAACAAATACGGCTTTGCGCTGCAATTCCTAGAGGCCGATTACCTGCGGGAGGACCATAACGCCGTGCTGGGCAATGGCAACACGGTGAAGATGGGCATTGAGTTCTCACCCGACGGACGCAAGGTAGCTTACCACTTTTACAATCGGCACCCCTACGAATTCGGACTGACGGCCAATGTTGGCGTGCGCTCGGTGCGCATTGAAGCGGAGCGCGTCATTCACGTATTCAAGCCAACGCGGGGCGGTCAAACCAATGGCGTGCCTTGGCTTACATCGTCAATGATGACGCTGCGGCAGCTTGACGGCTATTGGGAGGCGGAACTCGTGGCAGCCCGTAGCGCGGCAAGCAAGATGGGCTTTTACGAGAAGTCAGTGCCGGACGGCTATCAGGGCGCACTTGATGACCAAGGCAACCCGACACAGGAAATGCAGCCAGGCGTCATTGAAGACTTGCCCATGGGCGTCACGTTCAAAACGCATGACCCGCAGCATCCTGTTTCCGCTTTCGGCGATTTCGTTAAGTCAGTGTTGCGCGGCGCGTCGGCTGGCATGGGCGTGAGTTACAATTCACTCGCCAACGATTTGGAGGGCGTCAATTACAGTTCAATTCGCGCCGGCCTTTTGGAGGAGCGAAGCGAATGGATGGCACTCCAAAACTGGTTCATTGAAACGGTTGTCGCGCCCGTGTTCAACGAATGGCTTTCCGTCGCGCTTCTTTCGGGTGCGCTCAAAATGCCAAACGGCTCCGCATTGCCAGCCGTCAAGCTTGACAAATTCAACGCGCCGGAATGGAAGCCGCGCCGCTGGGCATGGGTTGACCCGCTGAAGGACTTGAACGCTAAAGTGTTGGCGATTGAGAAAGGTTTGGACTCCAGACGCTCTGCCATTTCTGAGCAAGGGGGAGACATTGAAGACGTTTTTGCGGATGCGTCTGCGGACAACGAGCTGGCCAAGAGCTACGGCCTAGAGTTCCCGACGGACAAGCCGATGACGGGCGGCGTGGAAATGGAAGACAGTGAAGAGGATGATGCGGAAGATGACGCAGAGGATAGCGACGAAATGGAAAACGAGAGCAATGGCAAGCCTTCCAAGTCCAAGCCGCTGCCGCCTTCGGACAACGTGCAAGCGCAGGCGTTGAACGGCGCACAGTTGGACAGCATTGCGAACGTGCTGAATCAAGTTTCCACGGGCGCACTGCCCAAAGAAGCGGCCAGCGTGCTTATCAAGCTCGCGCTCCCGACTGCCGACGCCAAGGCCATTGACGCCATGCTGGCATCGGCGGCGAGTCATAAGCCGCCCGCACCGCCCGAACCCAAGCCCGCGATTGCGTCACCTTAATTTCAAAAGCCTTTGCAAGAATGAGCGCGATTGACATTTCCAAACCGCTGCGACGCGAATTCAGCCTTGCGCGTGAAAGCGTCAACGCGGAGTCGCGGACGGTTGAATTGTGCTTTGCCACTGAATCGCCAGTTGAACGGATGTTTGGCATGGAGGTTTTGGACATGGCGGAGCGCAGCGTCCGCATGGACCGGCTCAATACCCGCGCCCCGCTCCTGCTTAACCACGACCCGGAAAAGCAAATCGGCGTTGTCGAATCCGCCCGCATTGATTCAGGCGACAAGAAAGCCCGCGCCGTTGTGCGCTTCTCGCGCTCCGCTTTGGGCGAAGAAATTTTCCAAGATGTGAAGGACGGCATCCGCTCGCTGGTTTCGGTCGGATACCAAATTCACAAGCTCAACACCGAGAAGCAACCTGGCGGGCCGGAAGTCCAACGGGCAGTGGATTGGGAGCCGCTGGAAATCAGCATCGTTGCAATCCCCGCCGACGTGTCGGCAGGCGTGGGGCGTGCGTTGCCTGAGAATCAAACCAAACAAGCCGACGCAAACGCAGTTTCACAATCCACTAATATGTCCGCTACCATCGAAGTTAAGGCCGACGACGTTCGCGCCCAAGAGCGCAAGCGCATCGCCGACATCCGTTCCATCGCCGCCAAACACAAGCTCGACCATCTGGTTGACGCCGCTGTGAATGATGGCATCACCCCCGACGAATTCGGCAGCCGTGCGCTGGTCGAAATCGCCAAGCGTGCTGACTCCGGCGTCAAGGCCGTGAGTGGCAACGAGGGCGAAATCGGCATGAGCGACAAGGAGGCCGGTGAGTTTTCGCTTGTCCGCGCCATCAAGCAGATTGCCACCAAGGGCCAGCTTGAAGGCTTGGAGAAGGAAGCCGACTCCGCCGCCCGCAAGGCTGCCCGGCGCGAGTTCCAAGGCAACGCCATCGTGATTCCGCTTGACGTGTTCAAGCGCGGTCGCATTGACAAGCGCACCCATACCGTCGGCACTGCCACCGCTGGCGGCTATCTCGTTGCCGAGTCTTTCGGCCCGATGATTGAGCTGCTTAACAACCGCACGGTTGTTGCCTCCGCTGGTGCGACTCAGTTGACCGGCCTCGTGGGTGACGTGCTCCTGCCGAAACACGTTAGCGGTTCTACCGCTTATTGGGTTGGCGAGACTGCCACCGTCACCGAGAGCGAGAGCGTGTTTGGCCAGCTTCGCATTTCTCCTCACCGGCTCTCGGCGTCCACGCCGGTTTCGACGCAGCTTATCAATCAGGCCAGCGTCGATGTGGAGGCGTTCATCCGCAACGAGCTGATGACCCGCCTTGCCATCGCCAAGGATAAGGCCGCGCTGCTTGGCGCAGGCGGCGCGGAGCCTATCGGTGTGGCGAACACCACGGGCATCAATGCAACCGTCACCTACAGCGGCGCGGCCACTTGGGCCGACGTTGTGGAGCATGAGACTGGCATCGCCGTTGACAACGCTGACATCGGCAACATGGCGTTCATCCTGTCTGCCGCATCGGTTGGCAAGTGGAAGACCATCCTGAAGGATGCCGTTGCCGGCGCGGGCTACCTCATCGCCGACAACATGACGGCCAACGGTTATCAGGTTTATCGGACCAATCAGATTAGCTCCGCAAGCCAGAGCTTCTTTGGCGTTTGGAATCAGCTTGTTATGGCGAGTTGGGCCGGCCTCGAAGTGGTCATTGACCCCTACACCCTCGCCAAGTCGGCGCAGGTGCAAATCACCGTCAACGAACTGTGCGACATCGCCGTTCGTCAACCGCTCGCGTTCAACGTTTCCACCGACAGCGCGGCTCAGTAATCATAACGCCCGCGCCGGGCTTAAATCCGGCGCGGGCACAACTCAAACACTCAACAGAATACTACCATGCGCGACCCTAAAAATGAACTGACGATTTCGGTGATGGAGCCGAGCACGTCCAAGACGGCGAATTTCAATTCGACCGTGATTGACACGCAGCAATACGTCGGCTCGATGGCCGTCGTTCTTAACGCTGGCGCGAAGACCGCTGGCGATGCTGGCGACACCACGCTGAACGTGCGCTTGATGCACTCGGCTGAATCCAACGGCGCGAACGCGACGAACTGCAACATTAACTTCACGCAGGTGACTACCACCAACAGCCTTCAGACTGTGGCGTATAACCCCCGCGAGTTTAGTGGCCGGTATTTGAAGGCCGTCGGCGTCATCGCTGGCACCAACTCCCCGGCGTTCCCGGTTGGCATCAGCATTCTTGGCACCAAGAAACTCCAGTAAACCCTTGCTGGATGGGAGCGGCGGCGTGTGTGCGCGTCGCCGCTCCCTAACTTTAACCGCACACCATGACCGCACACCATGAGCTTGAACAAACCGAAAATATACCTGCCGTTAATGGACAACGGGCAAGGTTCCTGCCGCACTCACTTCCTCGAAAACTTCATCAAGGCTTTCGCCGCGCAGCACGTCCACATTGCGCGAGTGTCAGACTCTCACCCCGGACGCGGACGCAATCGCGCTGCCGCCGATTTCTTGGCAACAGGCTGCGATTATCTGCTCTTCATTGACGCGGACATTATCTTTGACCGTGGCCATATTGAGCGGCTCATGGAATCAGCGGAGCCGGTTCTAGGCGGAATCTACTGCCTCAAAACGATGGTTGCGCCGTCGCCCTGTTTGCAGACCTTGCCGGGAGCGCAACCCATCGCAGTCGGCGGAATTGAGGAAGTGCGCCGCACCGGCACGGGATTCCTGCGGATTCATCGCAGTGTATTTGAAGCCATCAAACCGCACACCGCGAAGTATAACAATCACGGGCGCGATGAATGGGACTTCTTTCCGTCCGGCGTGGTGGATGAAGAATGGCTTTCCGAAGATTGGTATTTCTGCGACTTGGCCCGCAAGGCTGGATTCCGCGTGATGGTGGACACCACCATTCAAGTTGGCCACGAAGGAAACGTTATCTTCCCGGTTCAACAAGTTCCTGACCGGCTCAACTGCTGTCCGCAGGATATGAAGCCGCACATGGAATTGATATGGAAAGGCGAATACGAAGTGCCGCTTGACGTTGCGCCGAGAACCATCTTGGACATTGGCGGCAACATCGGCGGATTTACCGTCTGGGCCAAAGAGCAATGGCGCGACGCCACGGTTTACGCCTATGAGCCAAGCCGAGACAACGCCGCGCTATTCCGATTCAATACCGCGCAATTCAAAAACGTGACACTGACGGAAGCCGGCGTCCGCGCTGAGGCTGGCATTCAATGGCTATCACACGGCACGAATTGCGGCGAGCATTCGTTCAAATTTGAAAGCCAGACAGGCGAGAAGGTTCCTGTCCTAGCGGCCAAACATATGCCAGCGTGCGAACTGGTGAAACTTGACTGCGAAGGTTGCGAGCTTGAAATCTTGCGTGAGCTTGACCTTTCCGAAGCCTTGGCAGTTGTGCTAGAGTATCACACGCAAGATGACCGCACCGCGATTGCAGAGCTTATGACTACGCGGGGCTTTCACATTCTGGATTCCAAGCCAGTCGCTGCCGGGCGTGGAATTCTCAAATTCACTAGGCAGCCAAACACACAGACACAATGAACACCATCCGCAAACCGCATACAGTCAAAGCCAAAGTCCTCAAGGCTTGCAACATCACCCCGGCGCAAGAATACGTTCCGGCGAAGCCATCGGAAAGCAACGCTTCACTTATGGTTCCAGCGCACTTCAAAACCTTCCCGGCTATCAAAGCCAAGGTGGGCGACGTTGTGGAGGTCTGCTCCGAAACCCTGCGCAACCTTGTCAAGAAGGGCGTGCTGGCTCCCGCCTAAGCCGTGAGCCTCACGACTGAAATAGCGTCCGCCATGGGCGAGGTGATTGCTGGCGATTCTGTCAGCGTCACCAAGCCCGGTGGCGGGACGTTTACGGCGCGAGTGACACGCGGGGCGGCAGTGTCAAACGAGATGCGCGACGCTGGCTATCTTCCTGGCCGTGACATTCAGATTGTTGCCACGGCGTCCGCTTTAACCACTGCGAGCTACACGCCTGCCGTCAACGACGAAATCACCGTTGCCGGCGTTGTGTATGTCCTGCTGACCGTGCGGACTGACGCAGCCTTTACCTACATGGCGGGCCAACGTGAGGCATGAGCACCACCGTCCAAATTGACGACGTGCGGTTCCGCGATGCGCTGAACCGCTTGGCGTCGCTTGGATTGCAGACGGGGCGAGTGTTGAAGGTGGAGGCCAAGGCGTTGCTACGAGAAATTATCAAGCGCACGCCACCGGATGACCGGGCGCAAGGTGAGAACGCAATCAAGCAGGACATTTTCGGAGGGCGCAAGGTAAACGTCGGGGGCGGAAACCTTGTGAAGACCATCGGAATCTTCTTCATCATCGGAGAGAACGCAAACGCGGCACAGGGCAAAGACGGGGCTGCATACTTTCCG